TTTTAGAGCTTCATCTTTTTCTTCTTCCTTAGCTATACATACTATCGCATCATGAACAGTAAGAACTGGTCTCATTTTAGTTTTACATTTCACCATTTGTTCACCTATGACAATTCTAGCTAAAGCTTGAACAACATTTTCTACTACAGACCCGCCCCAAATGCTTATTGTACCTTGCCTAGATTTATAGGTAAACTTTTTACGACCATTCTCCATCTTAGATTTTAACTCAGGATAATAAATCATTAGTCCGTTGGGTAATCTTAATCCTTGATGACAAACTAAAACACATTCATGTTTATCTAGATAATATGGATCTCGTTCTTCATTCCAGTTTGCAATATCAGCCAGTGCATTATCGCATCTTTCCCATAAATCTATAATCTTGTGATTAACATCTCTATAAACTTTAACAATCCTTTTACATTCATCATCAGTTAGGGTAGCACCAGGTGGCGACGTTTTCAGAGTATGTTGAAGTTTTAACCACCCAGTGCCATAACCGAGACCAAGAACACATGTCTTACCAATGAATCTCTCAGTTGGTGTTTTCTTAGATACTTCTCTATTAAAAACTTTTGATGCAAATACAGAATACACATCATCACCTCTTGCAAACTGTTCAACGACATCATCTTGTCCCGCAAGCCATGCAAGTATACGAGCCTCAATTTGAGATGAGTCTACATTCATAATGACATGGTCCTCAGGAGGTATGACTGCATTCTTTAATGCTTTCTTTTTCTTATCTCTTGAAGGTAAATTTTGGAAATTAACTTTATCGGCCCCTGCCCACCTACCTGTATGAGCACCATAGTATTTAAGAGGGATTGGAAGTTTTTGATTGTTACGAGAACTAATGCCTAAGAATCTCTCTATCCTTGATTCTTCTATTGTTGATTTAGTACCCAGTCGGACTGCGCATAGTTCTTGTATAAATGAATTCTCATGTTCACATAATGCAATAAAGCCTTCATCATTTTTAGCTAGTGCATATGTTTCGTTGCCTGTCGTAGGACTTATCTTCATTGGCACTTCTACGCCAAACTCTGTAAGCAACTCTGCAAACTGTTTATTACTGGCTAATTTTTTACGTACACATTCTTCATCTTCGCAACCTAGTTTTTCCATAAGTCCTTGTAGTAGCTGAGATTTTTCTTCTTTGACTTCTTCTAATCTTTCTATTAATAACCTACTATTTAACTCAAGTATTGGTTGCGTGTACATTCTTAGAGTCAGATCAATTAATTCTAGTTCTGATATAGGAAAGCCTTTGGATAGTTTTTGAAAAAGTTTATAGGTAAGGTCAACATCGTTCTTACAATACATACCATACTTGTGTAGTTCATGGTCAGCAAAATCTTCTAGCCGTTTACCTTTTGCATCTAATACTTCAGTTCCTTTTTGCCCAAGATTATATCTTTCAGTCAATGCTTTTAAAGAACCTCCCGCATTAATTCCATGTATAGCACGAGCCATACAAAGAGTATCTAAATATATTTCAGGTATGACATTAAAAACCCACGCAAGAATAGCGCCGTCGAATTGAGTATTATGACAGAGTAACATTGAGTTACTCCAATCGATTTCATGTAAAACTTTATAGAGTTCTTCATGAGTGCCTGAGTACCACTTGGTAGAGCCATCGTTGATTTTGATAGCAAGGCCGATGACTTGAAATAATTCATGCCTAATATATTCTTCAGTGGTGAGACGATTGAGACCATACCCTGTATCATAAAAGGTCTCAAAGTCAATCGTGACTAAATTCATTTACCCTTTTCTTTCTGTTGTTTGCAATATCCGTGAGCATCTAAATTAAATCCGCACCACCATTTTTTATCTGAATAATATTTAGCGTCAGAGTTACACTTGTTACATTTATTTCCTGTAGTTTTTAGAACAGCCATGTGCCTACACACATTAATAGAACAATAATTCCTACTACATATGCTTTTGCTGTTTCTCGCATATAAAATTCACTGAAACGTAATTCGTTATATTGTTTGTATCCGAATGCTTCTCTCATAGTTCTTGGAAGCGGTTTATTAGCATTATGGGGTTCAAAAAATCTATATCCTTGCTTACGATTCTTTTTCCATATCTCTAAGGTTTTGTTGTTGATGTTCATAGTCCTTCCTCTCTTTCTTAATTTGTTTAACTCTGTTACGTCGTTCTTCATTTGTCATGTAAAACCAATTAGATAAATCTTCGTAGGTGCGAAAACAACTGACACATCTTGGCTCGCCATTGATTTCTTCGTACCGACATATATCTGTGCATGGACTAACTATGCCTTTCGTGTTCATCTCGGCACTCCACACTACACCATCGCCTATTATCTTTTTCTTTGATAGGCTCACCACACCAAATACATTCACCTGTGTCGTTCTTTTTGATCTCAGTATTAACAGTTCGCATAGTTAACTCTAACTGTTTTTGTACTTGGTCATTAGCCATATCTATTTCGTCAGCCACTTAGTTTTCCTAAATTTTTCATCCATGAAGTAGTTCTACTTGTTGTTTTTTTCCTAGGCGGTAATTTAATATCACCTTTTGCTTCCATCTCGTTAAGAACTGTAGACTTATATCCAGTCCAGTCTGTTATTTTTTGTCGAGTAGCGTTTGGGTATTTTGCTTGTACTTCTTTTACTCTAGCTACTTTATCTTCATATGTGAAACCTCGTTTGTATGCGGGTTCTTTTGTTATTGTTCGTTCAGTTAATGCTGTTTCCCATTTTGTTCTTTTGCTCAAAATAAACACTCTCCTACTTCGTTTAATAATTTATTATATGGTGATTCTTTCTTTGGAGTGTCAAGTTTTACTATTTTAAGTGTTGGATGTTTATCACTATACCACTTAGCCTGTTCCCTTGTCCACCTGTATTTATGTAATAAATAATCGCCTTCATATACTGCATGAGTAAAATCATCAGTCATCACATGTCCCGCCAACACAATACTTTTTATTTAATATTTCATCAGCGAGATCTTCACTTACCATCTTACGTTCTTCTTCTTCTATTTCGTGTTCAAGATGTTCAATGAAGGCTTTGTTTTTAATCAATAAATTTAATTCATCAATGATGTCTTGTGCTTCTTCTGCATGTTCGTCACCGATACTGTGCTTATTTAAAACATCAACGTGGTTCTCAAGAAGTTTCTTTACTCGTATAAAAATATCATCACTCATTTGCTTTCTCCTCTAAAAAAGATTTAAGTTCTGTTGCATACCATATGATCTTACCCACATCGTTTATCATATCTTCGTCATGTCCCTTGTAACCTAACCGAGTAATGTATTTAATAATAGTGCCACGCAAATAGCCTATATATTCTTCCGTAGTTAGTTTAGATTTTATGACTTTAATTGTTTCAATGCCTTTCTTGTAGTGTGGGGGGTGATTGACTATGTCTATCTGTTCGCCATTTGGCGAATCATTATTTAGTGGGTTCATTATCTTCCTTTCCAAATATTTGTCTACCCGTGATATAAAACTCTAGCATATTGATATTTGTTTCGTCAATAACTAATGATGTACCTCCATTGATACTGATTTCTCTCAGATGTTTTTGTTGAAGTGCAGTGGGTTTATTTCCGTTTGCTTTGCATTCGATTCCCACAAACTTACCTTTGTAGCACGCTATTACATCGGGCACTCCGCTAGCACCATACCCTCCCGTTGCGGGAAAGAAATAGTATGCTTGTAATTTATCAAGAACTTTTTTAACTTGGTTCTTAACTTTTTTTTCTGGTGTCATTACTTACCTCGTAGTTTATTTATTTCTTCTTCACTCAAGACCACGACATACATATTTTCCGATACCCTCCACCCCGTATCTTCTAGTCCTGAATCTTTAGGTCTCACAAAAATGTCCAGTCTGTATATATCTCGATCAGCACGATAGAATTCAGCTTTGGCAGTAGCCATAGCAATCTTTGCTTTGATAAAGTCAGGTAATGATTTGTTTGTAAATCTTCTAACTACGTTATTGTCTAGATATATTTGATATTTTGTTTTCTCTGTCCACACTGGCACATCCCACTTTAGTTCATCTCCGACGTAATGTACCTCAGGAGACAAATCTTTTAGATAGTCTTGCATTGTATCCTTCCAATTTATGCGATTGATAATTCGATTTCCCTTGTGCTTGTTGTAAGCTTTGTCATATTAGCATAGTCTATTTCTTGTGTTTTGTATAGTCCATATCTATCAGCTATTAAATTTCTAAATGCAGATTCAAGTAATTCAAATTTAATTTCAACACGTCCCCATCTAGATATTTGTCGTTTCGCTATAGCAAAACCAATTATAGCCATAAAAATATCATCATTATCAATGAGATGATAAATATATGAAACATATCTAGACCCTTGTATATCTCGTGGTTTGTTTTGTGCTTTTTGTTCTTCCATGAATGTATGCTCTGCATCTTCATATTCTCTGAGAATATTAACAAGAGCCTCTTCGTCCATAGAAGTAATGAATGTTTTAGCGACTTTTATTTTATTGTTGTATTCTTCCATCCTATCAGATAAAAGTTTTCTATCTATCGTTTTCTTAATACCCACAGGTGCGACAAGATAGTCTTGTTTATTCAAGTCAAGCTTAACTCCTTTCGTGGCAAGAAATTCTTTTGTATTCTCATTCGTTGAATTAAATTGTCTACTGGAAGTAGTAATAACACACCCACCTTTACGGGATTGATTAGATATAAGAGTGTAATATCTCATTTTATTAGTCTCATCCCACATAGTAGAACATAAATAATTTTCCATGAGCATTCTTTCTGATTGATTGTAGTTTTCCTGTAAGAACTCAAGTATATTATTCTCATCTACTTTTATGATTGGATTAATTGTAGTTTTATATTTTGCATACCCATCCCCATATTTGTGATAGTTCCACGCATCATATTTATCAGTTATTTCTATTTTTTCATATTGTTCTCTAGATATTAAAGTCGTCTCATCGGTTACCCAACTGTATAGGCTACATACAAAAAATGATTTAGGTTTTCCATTATGAATATCATTAGGGATAATATATCTATTAGGATTTCTCTTGCCACTAGGTATGGGCCAAGTTTCTCCAAACATTTTCATATTATTACCTCTAAAGGGTTTTTCGTTTTGGTATACTCTTAACAACTTATCATACGTTATATTCTCAAACATTTTAGTCTCCGTTTATGTAATCATTAACAGGTTCAAACACTTCATGGGTCCTTCCTTCATCTAACCACTTATCAAACCAGTCTGTTATGTTATCAATCTCATCAATTAAATCATCTTCAGTCATGTCTATCCACCCCACACAACCTTTCTTAAGTACATCAAATAATTCATCAAGTGGATCAGCATTAATATAATCCTCTTTATACATTTTTTTATACTGTGCTCTAATACATTCTTCCAACAAGTTAATGAGTTGATCTTTAGTCATATTACATTTGATTTCAGCTCTCCAGATGCCATCAAAATCTAGATCGTCTTCTTCATTTTCAATAAGATATTCTTCAGTCATTATCTTTCCTCCTCAGGTCCAAAACCTTGTTCTAGAGCATCTTCAAAATGCGGAATTAGCTCATCAAAAGTCATGTCATTATATGGTTTAGCTTTATATCCGTTGAACAATACGTCCATAGCAAACTCTGCTACAGAATTTGCATCGCTATACGCCCACTCTTCTTCCATATCGTTAATCCATTGAAGTAAATCATCTCTTGTATATTTAGCTTTAAGTTCCGTTCGCCGAATGGCGAATTGTTCTTCGTTTGTTAGTTCACTCATTTTCTATCTCCTCTATTTCTATCAATGTTTCATAATCATTACTACTTAAATTTAAGTCCTCATATTTGTCTATCTCTCTTGTTACTGCAAGTGGTGTATACTTAAATTCAACGCCACCTGATTCGATAGCTTTTTCAATATCTTCTTCGCTTTCAGCCTCAACAATATATTCAGAGGTTGCCCACAAAGTATATTCTTGCTCGACTCTAACTCTATATTTATTCATCTTCATCCTCACTTTCTGAATTTCTGTTTGCTTCTATCATATCAAGTTCATTTTCAATTCCCCGTAGATAGACTTCTCTGCTAACATCTTCTTCATGACCATCATCCCACTCTACTAAAAGAGTCCACCTTATAATTTTTCTATCCTTAGGCATTTAGTTCTCCTCAACAGTTAGTTCTAAGTCTATTGGTTCACCGAAGTGATAATGATTTCTTACCTGATACTCGGCATCATCTTCATCTTCTGCCTTAATTACTACAGGTTCATAATGTTGCTTGATGTATACAATATATTCTTTCATTTCTTTGCTCCTTCTAAGATTAAATGTTCAACTATGTCATAATAGTTTCTAGGTTGTAATTCACAAAAAGTATTGGTAGGACCTCTTAACAATACAAACTGACATTCATGAGAAAAGATATCATTTTCATCATAATCATCATAAGATTCATAATGGTCACATTCTTTACATCTAGGCATGCCACCAAAGTGGTCATATTTACAAAACTTAAGTTCAGCTAGATCGCCTTGTCCTGTAATATAATCATAAACTTCAGAATCTAGTTCATCATTCTCAATGTCTAACCACCCATCTTTCATTTTAGTCCTCCCTTATATGCACAACCTTACCATGTCTAGTTGTGAATGATTTATGTTCTGTGATTCCCCAAAGAGT